GAAACAATACAGCAGGTTCCATGTCGATATTATCACTTACCCATTTACGCATACCCTTGAAGTTCTTATTCTTTAAGTCAGCCATAAGCCCTTTAATAGACGTTTCAGATAAAGATACTAATATACCAGCATCAATAGTGCCAGACATTCCATATCGTTGACATTCGTTAATAACACGACGCCAATCAGGAATGTACTTCATAATCAATTCAGCAACAACTTGTGGCTCAGCCTTAACATTCTCCTGTTCAAGGATGTATGTTAATCTGGTCATGAACATACCTGCGAGCTCAGCTTTATTGCCAACGTTAAATTCATACACAGAACATCTTGAATGAAGAGGCTCAATGATCTTATTCTTGAAGTTACAAGTTAAAATGAACCTACAGTTGTTAGAGAATTCTTCAATGAATCCACGTAATGCAGGTTGAGTAGATTGGGGGTTTAAGTAATCAGCCTCATCTAAAATGACTACTTTATATCCTCCCTGTAATGAAACAGTTGAAGCGAACTGTTTGATTTTACCACGAAGAGTATCAATGTTACCATCTTCCGAACCATTGACTATGATATAATCGAGATTGAGCTCTTTACATAAAGCACGAGCAACAGTAGTCTTACCTACTCCCGCAGTACCTGTAAACATCATGTTAGGCAATTCACCAGTTTCTACTATCTGTTTAAACGTATCCTTCAGTGGTTTAGGTAAGATACATTCGTCAATAGTAGTTGGTCTATATTTTTCAACCCACAAGAACTCTTCTCTTTTCATTTACTTCTCCATGATATAATTAGGTGAGAGTTTCATACACACTACTCTCAAAGTGCTCAGAGGCAGGAGGTTTACACCTTGGCCTTGTATTCTTTATTATACACTATTACCGTGTATAAGTCAACAGGTTACGATCCTGTAATAGATTCGTATAAGTCTTCTACATCGTTATTAACAGCTGTTACTTCAGCAAGGTTTTGCTTATAGTAAATGTTGACAACTTTACGTAAATGCTTCTTATCAATGCCGTGCTTCTCATTAAGACCCATAATAGCTTCTTTAATGAATTCACGCTCTCCCTCCATTCTAGTGAGGGAGTCCGAGCAATCTTTAATTACTGTTAAAATGTCTTTCTTATCTTGTTCTGTTAATACCATTTGTATCTCCATTATATAATTTGGTGGGCCTACTTGGAATTGAACCAAGACTCTGCCGATTATGAGTCGGAAGCATTAACCAGTTATGCTATAGGCCCGGAGCGGATAGTCAGAATCGAACTGACCTTCATGGGTTGGAAACCCATTGTATTACCGATATACGATACCCGCGATTTACTACTTAATCTTCTTCTTCTTCTTCTTTAGGTTCTTCTTTTGGCTTATTAGCATCAAGGAATGCTGTTAAACGATTACGTACAGTACCAACATCGGCTAATTCAGCACCTTCAAAAGCACCTCGTTTAGTCACAATATCAATGATCTGGACACATGCCGCAATATCAGATAATCCAATACCAGCCACATCTGCTTCTGTATTTGACTCTTCTACTTGATTTTCTTCACTCATTTTGTTTTCTCCTACTTATTATCTAATGCTAACCAATACAATGTATCACCAGCTGTTACGGATGCAATTGACTTTGATGAAACATCAAAAGCGTATGCATCACTATTACTAAATTTAAAATTGTTAATGTTAAACACAAAACTAAATTCAGATTCAATACTACCGTTAGACCTAACGGATAGCTTAAATTCGTTTGAGGTATTATTACTAGTATCAGTCACAGTAAGATCAACCTCAGATGATCCATTTGGAGTTACAACCATGCTAGGCACATTCAATGCTGAAGATGCTTTGCGAATGGTCATAAGCTGTTCATGTGTAATGTTAAACTTAACAGCAGAATCAGGCATCTTAGGTTCATTCTTAGCAACTACTAAATTGCCAATCTCTGAGAAGAAGTATTTGATACTAGATGTGCCATTACTGATAGCCACAAACTTCTTATTTTCATCAAAAGCCAACTCAGGATCTTCAAACATTCCTACTGCTGATAAGAACTCAGGGAGATCGTAGATTCCAAAGTCATAGGGAAACTCCTCTAAGATTGGCGACTTGGCCATGATGTTTTTAGACACCCCAACGGTCTTTAACACCTTATCGGTAGTACAAGCTATGTTAGCGTTAATTGTAGCAAAGTTCTTTAGAACTTCAATTGTTTCGTTACTTAAAACCATGATATATTTCTCCTTTTCAATACACTATATTATACACTATTTCGATGATAAAGTCAACAGCTTAATAACCATAATCTGTAGTACCAGTATCATTTGGATATTCTCCAACACTCTTCACTGTAGCATCAACTTTTGTGTAAAGATCTAAGAAAGCATCTCTGGTGTCATCATCGAAACGATTGATACACAGTTGAACAGCCTTATCTCTCTTACCAAAGATGCCAAACGTTTGAACAATGTGGCACAAACGTCTTGTTGAGATTACCTCATCAATGCCTTCATCCTCATAAGTCTTACGAATGGTATCGGCCCAACCAATTAATAAATCAGCAAATTCATCATCAACCGAGTTAAACTTCTCCATGTGATTCATAAGAATTTTCTTCTCTGTCTTAGGTGTTGGGTACTTCTGTTCAATTGTAATTGTAAAGCGTTCTAAGAATGCCTCATCTAAAATTGTAGCAGCAGTAAAGCGACCATCATCAGAACCTTTACCTTTAGTATTGGCTGTAGCAATCGCATTAAACCCTTTAGCAGGTTTAACAACTTCACCAGTCTTCTTAATAAGAATTGGCTTACCCTCTAAAACTCCTTGAAGAGCCATAATCTTATTAGTTCCACGATCGATTTCGTCGATCAATAATATAGCACCAGCCTCCATAGCTTTAATCACAGGACCTTTTTGGAACACTGTTTCACCATTCAATAGTCTAAAGCCACCAATCAAGTCATCCTCATCTGTTTCAGGTGAGATTTGAACTCTTACATACTCACGACCAGCTTTAGCACAGGCTTGTTCAATCATGAATGTCTTACCATTACCTGATAAACCTGTCACGAACGTTGGGTAGAATTCTCCCGACTTAATAATTTTTGATATGTCAGTTGAGTTTCCCCAAGCAACAAATGTATCATCAATCTTTGGAACGTAAACTTCATCATTAGATACAGATGACACTCCAATGTTTTGTACTGTTGATTTAGCTGATCTGAATGGAACTAGTGCTGCTTCTAAGTTATACACTCCACGTGAAACTTTAGGAAATCTCCTAACATGAGCAGCAGCTGTGTGCTTACTAACTCCAAGTTCAACTGCAACACCCACAACATCTTTTACTGTAAAATTTACTTTGTTATCCATTTCTGCTAACTTCTTGATCACTTGATTCATAATGTCTTACTCCTTTTCTGATTGTTATAATTACATTATACTCTAAAACGATGGAAAGGTCAACAATTATTTTCAGTTAATTCCCATCTAAATAATGTGGGTACTTTAAAGACTACCCAGGTCTATCATATCACACTAACTCTTCTACCACTCCTAACACCTCTGCTGCGATGAGCAAACTAGCTGCCCACACAAGTGAAAACGGCAATACCGCATATCCTAGGAATCTAAATCCTGATTTAACAAAACTTATAAATTGATGCTTATCTGCATCAGGGTACTCATTTAACATATTACTCCTTACGCTGCTAACGTATCTGTTATTGTTGACACCAATTTCTTAGTGTGTTTCTTACTCTTACTAAAGCTTCTAAACTGCTTCTTAATATCCTTAATGGCGATATCATTACCGTTTTTGTTATCTTTAATTTCAAACTCATCATCACTTCGTTGACCAACTTTTACTACCGACCACGTATCATATCCACACGCATTTTTAGCACTGATAATACCTTCGCTGTTGAACTCTCTATATTTGAGGTTGCTAGCAGCGTAACTACCTTCACCAGATTTACGAATTTTGTAATACCCCTCTTTGAAATCATACTTACTTTCAGCTAAGAACAAACACATTACTGTTGCTCCAGTTTGTCTCTTCATCTCCTTAACACAGTTTGTGTATAGCTCATCAGTGCTAGAACCCATCACAGCCTTACCATGGAAGTCCATAACAACTTTTGACGAGGTTATATCGCTGTAATTATCGCCATAAACTCTCTTAACGTCAATGTAATTAGCATCACCATCAGTCAATACAATAATGTTGGTGTTTTGAATAGCATATCTCGCTTGAAACTTCTTAACAATGGTTGTCAGTAACATAGTGGTTTCGATTAGAGGAGTTGAACCCATTCTCTCGTATGAACATAAATCGTTGTAATTAACACCCGACTCATACCACGCATTTGAATCTCCAGATAAAACAGCAGCAGTAAAGAAGTGTTTAATACTAGTATTATATTCGCTCTTAGATAACATGTTGTTAGTTATCTCAACCAACTTTACACGATCAGCTCCTAACATAGATCCAGCTGTTTTAAAATCTCCACTTAATGTATTATTTGATCCTGAAGTGAATGTATAAATTTCGAATGGAATATTAACCCTCTTGCAAAACTGAGCTAGTATAATTGTTTGCTTAACAACGTCAACTATGATTCTAGTCATTGAACCTGACCAATCAACTGCCATTACAATACCATGATTCTTGGCTTGGGCCAATTTAGTAACAGTCTTGAAGATGTCTTCAGAGTACTGGTACTGGTGAAGCTTATTGACGTCTAACGAACCCTTCTTAGCTGTTTGTGAACGACTGTATTCGAAAGCAGCTTTCTTACGCTCGAACTCACGAGCCATAGCCATCACAATCTTTTTTGAATCGTTCATGAATTCGTTATATTTGGTGTTAATATACTCCGACTCATATACCTTAGTGTTAATATTACGTTCCTTACGGGCAGCTGACAGCTGTTTATAATCGATTACTAACTTGTTAATATCAGCATCCTTCAAACCGTTACAGAATGCTGGTTGCTTACCTTCTTCATCCTTTTCTAATAAGTCTGATGAATTGCTTCGTTGAGCTTGATCTGTTAGCGACTCACTTTCATCGATTGGAGTATCACCTGATGTTCCTTCAGTCTCTTCGCAGATATCATCACCTGATTCCATTGGCGATCCTGTTTCATCCGATTGATCACCAGTTGTGTCATTTGTTTCTGTGTCATCATTTTCTTCTCCTTCTCCTTCTTCTCCTTCATAATCTTCTTTGTTTGCTAAGTAAGTATTAATCTCTTTACAAGCGTTTAATACATCATCCCAAGTTTCAACAGCCATTGCTAAATCTACAAACAGTTGTTCAGTAGCATCAAATGATACTTCAGCATAACCTCGGCCTTTAGATTGGATGTTTAGTTTATCCATAAAACCATACTTAGTAAGGTCCTTTCCTACAGTACCAAATAGATCATCATCAAATAGTGTCTTATAACCACTCTTAAATGATTTAACGATACCAGGGTAAGTTCTTTGAATTAGTTTTTCGATGCGAATGTCTTCAATGATGTTGATCATTGAGCGTGGAACACCAGGGATAGTCTTATCTGAATCGTGCCAGCCATCAGCTGGTGTATATAGTGCATGTCCAACTTCATGGCCAACTAATAAGTCGTGAACAGCTTTGCCTTTGTCTGCCCACAATGGAAGACTAAGGACTCTATCAACTACGTTGAATGATGCTGTCTGAAAGTTGCCGTGTTGAACCGTAAGGTTCTCCTTTGCCAGCAACTTTGCTAAATGAT